GATAAGGAATTGGAGTTAGGTTCTTTGACTACAATTTGTACCCCAATTACTCTTTTTGATCCTGTATTAAATTTTATGTTAATAGCATTAAAAGAGTTCACCATACCCTCATTTTCCATTGTCTGATAATCTAATCTAAAAGCACTAGGAGAAAAATTATAATTAGAGTATGAAGATAAAGCACTATACTCACCATCAAGGTATTTATATCTGTAAGAGAAAGAAAAAAACTTTTCTCCTATGTTATTTTCTAATGTTGACGAGGTAAACGTTAAGTTTGTTCTGGGTGCAAATCTTGGTGGTTTCTTGATCAAGGATATATCATCCTCAATAAAACCGTCTAAACCATAACCCTTAGCCCTCTCTATGTTTATACACCTAGGATTGTTCAAATCATCTGTTATCAATAGGAGATCCTCATTAGGATCCTCGTTGATAACTTTAGTTATCCCTGTGATTAAAAAAGACCTATCAAAATTTAATACACTATTTGGTTTACTGGATTCAAGTAAAACATTTGTTGAGCTATTTAAAATATCATACTCAACCACCATATCTTTTTCTTCAGATGTTGTAGCCCAGTAAATTTTTTGATTGAAGCCATCAGCAAATGCGCCTATAGTTACAGGGTTTGTTAAGTTAAAGCTTGTTAACTGTTCGCTACCAAGGGAATTCTCTATAGCACCTGCATCAGAACCTTCGCTATTAGCAACTTTTATGTTCTCCGCATGTACATATGAACCCTTTGGTATCAAGCGTTCATCGATATCTTTCTCCATCTTCCCTTGGACGAATGTATTTTTAAGCTTCATACTACCCTTGTTTTATTAAAGTATCCTGATTATATCTCCCCTGTGTATGATTGTAACTTCTTCCCCCTCTATCTCGTCTGTGTGGCCTGCACTTGATCTAACCCTCACCTCATCACCTTTTTTTACATCTGCCTCTGAACTAGATAAAATTAAGAGTGTCTTAAAGTCTAGCTTTTTAGTATCTTCAAAACCTGACTCTGATTTAGTTTTGTCGTTGGTAATATCTTTACCTGCAAGGTAATTGTTTAACATTTTCATATTATTGTATTTTAATTTTTCACCGTCTTTAATCCATTTAGTAGAACCTTTGAAAATCTGTGATAACTCACTTTTCTTTAATCCATTTATCCTTTGTTTGGCAATCTTTCTATTATTGAAAGATTCTTTTCTAGCCCTCATTTTTTCGCTTTGTGGTACAGTTCTTCTATTCTTTATAAGTTGGTAGAAGATAAAACTAGATATAGCCTCTTCAGCACATTTATGAACTTTTATGCCTTGCTCAGAATTACCTTCAACCCCTGTGTACAACCCATCAGATATGTACTCCAATACAATCATCCTACCCTTTGCATCTGACCCAAACTCTATTACTCCGGCACTTTTATTTATCCTGTACCTCCCATTATTAAAAACTCTACTTAAGTCTTTGTTTGGTTCGAAGTTATTACCAAATTCAAACCTATCTTTATCTATTGCTGCCTCATCTTCCTCATCAAATTGAATTTCATCCATGGGTAATTGAGTCTCACCTTGTAAAACCGCCCCTTCATCATCAAATAGGTAAGCGAAGTTATCATCCTGAAGGTATTCCTGTGCAATACTCTTTCTGTTGTCCTGTGCCATGGGGTGTAATTGCCCACGGTCATCCACCCAAGAAATCCTAACATAACTCACAAAGTCCGGTGGTAGTATGACATTTAAATTAGGGGACAACTCTAGTTCTATTGCTCTAACCTCCTGTAGGATATCGAAATAGAACTCTCTCACACCTTTCATGGCTTGGTATAAAACCTTAAACCTTGGTGTTGTTGAGGTGTAGTCATCTGAATCCCTAGACATTAAGAAGTCATTAATTATCTCCTCTAATGTTACATATTGGTAATTACCAAATTTCTTGGGGTCGTTATAATACTCTTCACTAGTTATCATTGATTATCCTTTATACTGTTATTATTTACCAGCTTCTCAGCTACCTGTATAATTTCAGATTCCCTAAGATTGATACCAAAGTACTTCAACATCCTCACAACTATGTTAGAGAACTCTGAATTATGTAACTCAAAGTCTTGAAAATCATTTGCTGCTGGATTGTATGCTGGATCTCCACTACTTAGTGTAAAGAAGGTCCATTTTGGCATACTGGGTGTCTTTAAGTAGTTTACATTTACAACCCCTGCAACTGTTTTGGGGTATATCTTAATAAAATCTTTAAACCCTTCATAAACTGGGTAGGCTAAACTTGGTTTAGAGATAGACTTTAATAGATAATTTAATTGGTTTTTTTCAACCTCCTCTATTACTTCACCTGTACTTGTTGTTATTCCATCATCGACTATAAAATATAAGTCCGTAGGTAAGTTTAAAATAACACTTGTGGAACTTGATTCAAGAGATTCTGGAGTAATAGAGGCAAACCTTGAGAATTGTTCTATCCTTTTCCTTTGGTTAAAGTCTAAGTTTGAGTAGCCTTTATTAGTAAGGCCCCTATTATTTTTATTCTTATCTCTGTTCTCATCTTCGAAATACTCCCTGAATATTTCAAGTTGGACATTATTGGCAAGTAAGTTAAATTCAGTTGGTGTTACATAACCTTGAATTTCCTTGTTTATTAATGTCAACAGGGTTTTGTATATTTTATCAATCATAGCTGCAAAGATAATAAATTTATTAAATGGTACATAAAACAAAAACCCCGATAGAAATATCGAGGTCTGAGTTTTTATTTGGTTTTATACTAGCTTCTCCTAGTGATTTCCTCTAGTACTAAAATACCATCATCCGTTGATAGGTAAGATGTGAAATAGTCTACTAAGTCAACACCTACTGGAGCAGTGGCTATTACAGCTTTTGTTTTGGCCCATACTATAGATTTGTTGTTAGGGGACTTTCTTATTACACCATCCTTTATCGATTTAAGTACTATGTACTTTCTAAGGACTTCATCATTATCAAAAATGGTTGGGTTACCGGACTCATCTGTGAAGTAATCTGGATTAGCCTCAATCTCATTATAAAGGCTTTGTTTCAACTCCTCTATACCTTTTGAACCAGCTTGGTCAACAGAGCCTAAAATTACTGACACTTCCGCTTTTAATGCGTGAATACCGTCTTTCTCTTTTGATTTTTGTCTTACCAAGTATTTAAGGTCTATTTTAAGTTCTTCGTTCTCAATACTTTCCTTAGCTTCCATTTCATCATCAACTAACTCAAACCACTCACCACCATTTGCTTTGTTTGATGGATGTTCATTTAAGAACTTCTGTGTCATTGGTTGATCACCTTTTACCTTAATATATCCACCTTCAAAGATAATAGGGGAAACAACTGCAAAGCTATCTTGTTCATCTCTGTATATAGATGTCTGATTAGGGCAGTGTCTAATTGCTCTCCTAGTTTTCTTTTTTTCGTCCATGATTGTTAGGTTTCCCTTTCTTCCAACCATTAACATAAGTGTACTACCGGAACGGTTGTCTGTAAGCCTGTAAGACTTATCTTTTAAACTCTCTTTCATTACTATTTTATTTAATTAATATAAAAAAAGGAGGCCGTTAGACCTCCTTGTAACTCTAATAACTATTTTACTCTGAACCTTCAAATAACATAAAGTTGTTAGCACCTACTGTGTTAAGCATACGCTCTGATAAGTGGTGCTCTCTCATTACATCTTCGTCATCAGTGTTTACACCGAATACAGAACCAGTTAACCAGTTTTTGTATTTACGGTTCTCAGCAGCTGATGCTCTGTACATACACTGTAAAAATGGAGTTGTAATCTTATCCCCTGCTCCATTACCATTGTAAGCTCCTTCGTAGACTTCTTTAGTACCAACTGGTACAAGTACACCTCTAACCTTAGTTTGTGGATCTACAGCTCCTAAAAGAGTAACCTCGTTAAGCAATTTGTAGTCAGTCTTGTGGAAGTTGTAAGTACCTCTTGTGAAGCCCTTAAACCCTAAATTGACTGCCATGTCCTTATCGTTATCAAAGATACCATAAGATACACCTCCGTCATAACCGGCATTTAATTCCCCTAACATGTTATCAATATCCAGAGACTGATCTCTATCTACGTAGAACATATAATCTTGTAGCTTTCCTTGAGCATCGAATCTCTTAACGATGTCATCAAAATCTGCAATTGCATTTGCAGTACCTTGGTAAGTGTTACCTCTCTCACGAATTGCTTCGAAAAGACCTTCTGTACCGGTAGTACCATTTGCTTCTGCTGCGGAACCTACATCAGCTTTCTCACCTTGTAAAAGAGCTAATTCCATACGATCCTCCCATCTCTGTCTTGTATTCTCTTGGTCCTCTAAGTACCATAAGTAACCACCTTTAGGGTGCTTGACCCAGCAGATTTGAGCAACGTCAGATCCGTTCACCTCGAAGTTGTCTTTAAGAATGATTGGTTTGTTATCTAAGATTGTGAAGTCTGTTGATAGGACACCTTTCATACCTTTTGTTCCCTTTCTGAATTCAGATCCATCAACAAAAGCTATTACATTTGTTGTAGCTAATGCGGAAAATCCAGCATTCTTGTATGCAGCAACTGTGAAAGTATTTTCATCTATTGCTGTTATAATACCACGTCTTTTTACAGCACCACTAGATAAGTGAACTGTTTCTCCAATACGGAATACATGACTAGCTTTCGTAAATACGTTAGTTGATCTTGCTACATCCCTATAGATTGTGTGTAATCGTCCCTCTTCTGTCCAGATAAACTTATCTGATGCCATTGTTGCCTCTGACCCAAGCATGTATAACATACCTGTAATAGACTTGTTACCAAAGATGTTTGCCATCTCTTCGTGGACCTCTGGGTCGAATTGACTTGTGTAGTCAAATTTTGAAATATAGTTAGTCTTAGTCGCTACTTTTTGACTGTTTGGACTAACTGAATAACTTGGTTGTGCGTTTAAAGCCATTTCTTTTCTTTATTATGTTATTTTTTACCCCCGAATTTTACTTTCAGGCTTTTGTTTTTATTACCTCTGCCACCCTCGTAGGTTGGCCTATCTGTCGGCCTGTTTGGTTGATTTGAACCTCCATCGCTACTAAAGTTTGTATTCTTAGTCTCTTTTATGAGTTCATCCTTACCTGAATTTAGACCTTGCTCATAAGCTAATTGAACCATTTTATCAAAATTCTGTATCTTGATACCATCTTCAACTACTGCTCTGTGGTTCCAACTGCCATCCTCATTTCTCCAGTGTGGCATTTGGGCTATTGTATCCGGAATACTTTTACGTACATCTTCCGGTACTAGATAATCAATTGACTTATCACCTCCTAGGTTGAGTTTCATCTTATCTATTGCAAGAGCAGTACTCTTAATTTGCTTGTCATAATCTTTACTTGCCTTTGAGTTAGTTTCTATCTGACCTCTTATTTGATCAGCATACGATACCTTCTCTTGAATTTCTGGGCTTAAAGAATTTTTGTCTGGTTCACTTAAATTGGCCTTTAGTTTATCAAGCTCTCCCCTACCTTTAGTAGCGTACTTCTTTAACTCCCAATTTTTTGCTTCTACCTCCTCTTCTAGATCATCTTCCGATGAGGTAAACCTCCTAAGTTCCAAATTTATTTCACTGTTAGTTGAGTTTGGATATTCTAGTTGCAGAAACTCTCTTGCAACATCCAAGTCACTAACTTTACTGAAGTCTTTTTGGAACTTCACAAAATCTTCTATGGGTCTCCCCGTTTTCTCCCTCCATTCATAAATTTCCTTCATGTAAGGATCCGAATCTAAAGGATTAGCTTCCCTTTCTTTAGTAAGGTCATCAATGTTGATGTCTCTACCTAGCTTCTCGCTTAGGTACTTTACTACTGAATCATCATCTAATTCACTTCTTACTTCATCACCTTTATCAGGTTTATTACTTTCCAAAGAACTTCCAGCATCCGGTTGTGCTGGTTCACCATTATCCCCTTCTCCAGAATCTGGTTCAGGTTTACCTGATTTATCACTATCATCTATATTTGGCTCGTTAGGCTCAGGATTATCAGGTTCTGGATTTTGTGGATCCTGTGTGTCAATTGGTTCCTGTGTGTCAATTGGCTCTTGTGGGTCTACATTAATATCTTCTACTGTTTCCTCTTCGGCCATTCCAAGATTCTTCTTGAAAC